CCAAAAGATTGGCTCAATAGCTTATAAAACAAATCGTTCATGGGATGAGTTTAAAAAATCAACTAGAAAAGAATACAACAAAAACAAATGTGTCATAATGAAAGATACTCTTGGATATAACTCATTCTACTTGATCAAAGGAGGTAATGAATTAAAAACTGAAGATGACGATTTTGGTGTAGAGGTTCATCAAACAAAAAATCAAATGGCTACTGCTTTTAAGAAATTCTCTAAGAGTAAGAAGCAAAACAAGGTACTAATGACTTCCTTTGGTAGGGAAGTCGCTTAGTGACCAATTATGAGAAACGGGTCACACTTAGTGAAAATAAATGAAAATAATGATGTACAAACTGCCAATACTATGGTATAATAGTCTTATAAACTGATAAGGAACTATATTATGAAAATCTCAACTCAAAACATTCTTACCGAACTGGCTACTAAATATCCAGATCAAATTCATTTTAGAAAGAATATCATTGAAAGTACAGCCAAAGGTATGGGTTATACTGGTAAAGACTTTGTTCCTTTGTTGGATACTAGAGTTAAAATCGGTACATACAATTTAGAAGCTCAACTTAAATCAATTTCGCAAAGGGTTATTCCTATTACAGCTAAGCCTGAAAACATTGCTAAAATGCAATCAATTGTTAACGAAGAAAAAACCTTTGCTAAAATGGATCCAACGTTTGTACCTTGGGGTGCTTACTCGGATATCGTTAAAATGGTTAAGTCTGAAATGTTCTTTCCGATTTACATTAGTGGTCTATCAGGTAATGGTAAAACATTCATGGTAGAACAAGCCTGTTCAAAACTAAATAGGGAGTTTATACGTGTTCAAATCAATCCTGAAACAGATGAAGATGATCTCATTGGAGGTTTTAGACTTATTGATGGAGAAACTGTATTCTCTAAAGGACCGGTTCTCAAGGCGATGGAAAACGGTGCAATCTTATTGCTCGACGAAATTGATCGTGCTACAAATAAAATTATGTGTCTTCAAGGTATACTTGAAGGTAAACCTGTTCTTGTTAAGAAGACGGGTGAAACAATTTCTCCTAAAGCTGGCTTCAATGTTATAGCCACGGCTAATACAAAAGGCAAAGGCTCTGAGGATGGAAGATTTACAGCAGCTTCGATTATTGATGAAGCATTCTTAGAAAGATTTACCGTTGCTATTGATCAACAGTTCCCTTCTCCGTCAATAGAAACAAAGATCCTTAATAACCATATGACTAAGTTTGGTGTAGAGGACACAGACTTTGTAGAGAAACTTATTACATGGGCTGACATTATTCGTAAGACGTTTTACGACGAAGGTGTTGATGAAGTTATTTCAACCCGTAGGTTATGCCACATCGCTCAAACCTTTTCGATCTTTAACAACAGATCAAAAGCAATAGATCTATGTATAGCAAGGTTTGATGAAGATACTAAATCAGCCTTCTTAGATCTATATAGCAAAGTAGATGCTGGGGTTGAATTAGACGGCACAAATGAAACAACTGAAGAAGCATCTTACTAGGAGTAGTTATGAAAGAAATTGAATATAAGTTTAGAGAAGATGAATTGATTGCTGAGTTTAGCGAGTATATTGATTCAACTTATGGAGGTCACTATGGACAAGGTGGCCTTCAATCATCTGAAGTAATCATTGATCGCGGTCATGGCATTGGTTTCTTCTTAGGAAACGTTGACAAATACAACGGTCGCTATGGAAAGAAAGGTGAAACGCCTGATGACTATCGTAAAGATTTAGTCAAAATCATCCACTATGGTTTCTTAGCATTATTTGAACATGACCGCAAAAATAAATGAAAATAACAGTGTACACAGCTCACAAAGTGTGTTATAATATATCTTATTATACAGGAACAGGAACCTTATGAAAATCTCAACAGAAACAATCAACATCTTAAAAAATTATGCAGGCATAAATTCGAACGTCGTATTTAAACCTGGGAAGACTCTGAAAACAATTGCAGAAGCTAAAACTATTATGGCTTCAGCTTCTACTCTAGAGGACTTCCCAGTCGAATTTGGTGTCTATGATCTAAATGAATTCTTATCGTTGTTTAGCCTTATGGATGATCCGGAAGTTGACTTCAGTGATAAGTTTCTTACTATGGCTGATGGTTCTCAAAGGATCAAGTACTTCTATTCTGAAATTGATATTCTTACTCAACCGACTAAAGATATCAATATGCCTGAATGTGAAGTTGTGTTGAATATCTCAGCTGAAAATATGGATAAGATCCGAAAAGCAGCTGCAGTTCTTGGCCATTCTGAATTAGCGTTTACTTGTACAGGCGAAGACGTAACAGCTTCAGTCTTTAACGAGAAAGATGCTACTGCTAATACCTTTGATATTAACCTAGGCATTGCAAATAGTAACACGTTTAACTACGTCTTTAGTATCTCTAATTTGAGAATGCTACAAGGCAACTATACAGTTTCGATCTCCTCTAAGCTTATATCTAACTGGCGTCATGCTGATGATCCATTAGATTATTTTATCGCTTTAGAGAAATCGTCAAAGTTTGGTGTATAAATAATTATGCACAAAGAGAATTATACCTTGTTATGTTTATATAATAAGGATAATATGGAGATTGCCGAATTGTCGGGATCTCTTAAATTAGTCTAAAACCCGGAGAAATATTATGACTGAAGAAGTAACTCAAGCTCAAGAAGAGCAAGTACAATTGTCCCTACAGGACATCGCAACATGTGTACAGGTAATCGATATCTGTTCAAAGCGCGGTGGATTTGAAGGCCAAGAAATGGAAGCCGTTGGTGGTCTTCGTAATCGGATCGTTAAGTTCCTTGAAGCAAACAAGCCAGCTGAAGGTGAAGCACCTGTAACAGGCGCTGTTCCAGAAGTAGAAGCTGAAGTAGAAGCTGAAGCTTAAATTGTATTAGCTTAACGCGAGGGTAGCTCCCTCGTATTCTTATTATTTAATTTTATTATGAAGGATTTATTATGGATCGTAACGAATGTTCACGTCTGATTGAAGCATTACTAAAAGGTACAGTTACTGTAACCTTTCAAAAAATTGACTCTGATGAAGTAAGAGTCATGCCTTGTACCCTCAACCCCACTGTTCTAGAAGCTAATAATCAAACTATTGTAGTTGATAAAATTGACTCTGAATCTCATCACTTGGCTGTATGGTCTCTTGATAAAGATGCATGGAGATCATTCCGTGTTAGTACAGTTCTTGGTTGGGAGGTACTTTAATGTCTGAGTTTCTTTGGGTTGAAAAATATCGTCCACAGACAATTCAAGACTGTGTTTTACCAATTTCAATTAAGAAAACTTTTGAAGATATTGTTAAAGGAGGTGACCTACACAATATGCTTCTTGCCGGCACGGCCGGTCTTGGTAAAACTACAGTTGCGAAAGCACTGTGTAACGAACTTGATCTAGATTATTTACTAATCAATGGATCCGAAGAGTCTGGGATTGACACGTTACGTACTAAGATAAAGCAATTCGCAAGTTCTGTTTCTCTTCAAGGTGGCTACAAAGTAGTCATCTTGGATGAGGCAGATTATCTTAATGCGCAATCTACTCAACCAGCATTACGTGGGTTTATCGAAGAATTCTCTGGCAATTGCCGGTTTATTATGACATGCAACTTTAAGAATCGTATTATAGAACCATTACATTCTCGTTGCACGACTATCGATTTTAATGTTTCAAAGAAAGACAGTGTTAAGCTATGTGGTCAATTCTTACAGCGTTGTACACATATCCTTGATAACGAACGTGTCACATATGACGAACGCGTAGTTGCTGAAGTCATTATGAAACACATGCCAGATTGGCGTAAAGTTCTAAATGAATTGCAGCGTTATGGCTCAAGTGGTACTATTGATACTGGTATTCTAGTGTCTTTATCTGAAGTTTCTTTGAATGATCTTATGATCTTCTTAAAAGAAAAGAACTTCAAATCTATGCGACAGTGGGTTTCAAATAATATTGATTCTGAACCTGCCGCAATATATCGAAAAATCTATGACAATATGACTTCCTATGTTGAACCATCAAGTTTACCACAACTCGTGCTTATTCTTGCTGATTATCAATATAAGAATTCTTTTGTTGCAGATCATGAGTTAAATACTGTAGCGTGTTTAACTGAAATCATGGCTGGGGTTTCATTCAAATGAACCCTTTTGATTACTTAAATGCAATTAACACAACCAAGAAAGATATTATGGTTGATGAACTTGCTGAAAAAAGCTACTCGCCATTTATGGTAAATCGTGGGTTATCGTATTTCCCTGATACTATTTTATACGCTAACGAAATGAACAAAAACCATCACATTGATCATCGTCTTCAATTCGATTTTTTTATAAATATAATAAGGAAAAAGAAAAGATTCTCTAAGTGGGCTAAGCCTGCTGAAATAGAAAATCTAGATGTCATCAAAGAATATTATGGTTATAGTAATGAAAAAGCTAAATCTGTATTATCGCTATTTTCTGATGGTCAAATTGAAACGTTAAAATTGAGGATGTATAAAGGTGGAAAACGAAAATAACAATATAATAGTGACATGGACGCCAGCTTCAATGTTGGAAATAACACTAAATGAACCTGATGATTTTCTGAAGATTAGAGAAACATTAACGCGTATTGGCGTAGCATCTAGGAAAGATTCTAAGCTATATCAATCGTGTCATATTCTGCATAAACAAGGTCGATATTTTATAGTTCACTTTAAAGAACTATTCTTATTGGATGGAAAACCATCTAATTTGCTATTGAATGACGTTCAGCGCAGAAATACAATCGCTACTTTACTTTCTGATTGGGGTCTCATTACTTTTGTTACCGCATCCCAAGCAGAAGATATTGCACCATTGCGACAAATTAAAGTCATTCCATATAAAGAAAAATCGGAATGGCAGTTGTGCCCTAAGTACAACATAGGTAACAGCAACAAAGATTATGATAAGAAAGCTATATAAGAAATTTAACAAATTAATGAAGTGTGGTCGAATTCACAGAATTTTGAATAAGATCACATAATTAATAAACAGGAAAAAAACCTGTATAAATAATAATGGATTGCCCATTAGGGGATCTAAATATTAACCTTGCTAATATCCTTAGGAGGAATTAAAAATGGTAAGAAATACTATGAACGTGCCGCGTTCTTTATTCATCGGGTTTGAACCCATACTAAATGAACTTGAGAGAATCCACTCAGCTGGAAGGTCACAAGATAACTATCCACCCCACAATGTTGTAAAAATCGATAATGAAAATTTCATTATTGAACTGGCTGTGGCTGGTTTCGCTGAAGAAGATATCTTCATTGAAGTCAAGGATGGAATTCTTTTAGTTAAAGGCGACAGCTCTAATGATGAAAGAGAGTATGCATATAAAGGTATATCGTCCCGCAAATTTGAGAAGAGCTTCCGACTCTCAGAATTTGTCGTAATCGACGGGGCCTCAATGGTGAACGGAATACTTGTGGTGAATGCCAGGGTTGAAGTTCCAGAAGAGAGGAGACCTAGGAAGATCGAAATCGGATCTACTGGGACATCAAAGAAGAAGTCATTCATTCAAGAATGACGGTGAGCAGCGAAAACTCAGTGGATTTTAAACCATCTACTGGAGTTAAATAATGGGCTATATAAGAAAGCACAAAAACGAACTCAGATCTGGCTTCGAAGCATGTATTATTGTTGGAGCAACCGTCGCGTTGGCCCCGATGATGATTATGTTTCAGGTCGGTATTCTGTAAGCAACAAACTGAATGGGAGGATTTCTCCTCCCCATTCTTTTAAAATAGTCCTTTACATTACATTGAAAGTATGATATAATATACTATTATTCGGCATGGATACATTATGAAATTCTATACATCTATATCTCGTTACGGTAACCAGCTTCTATTTCGTGGTTATGACAACGGCAAAAAAATACAACAAAAAATTAAATATGAACCTACCTTCTTTGTTAATACAACAAAGCCTTCTGGTTGGTCAGCACTCGATGGGACAAAGGTTGCTCCCGTAAAATTTGAATCAATGCGTGATGCTAAGGAATGGTTACAAGTTAATCAGCAAACTGCAGGTCGGCATATCTATGGTAACAATAAGCATATTCCAGCATACATTAACGAAGCATTCCCTGGT